CTATCGTAACATTCACTCTGCTTCAAATGAGTCAGAACAATAAGTGGTTGTTAGATATTCAGCGTAATATGCAAGACCCTAGAAAACCTATTGAGCTTCCTCAATTAGTGTTTACAGATTATAACTTAATGGTGAGTTGGAAGTCAACATCATCATTCATTCAAAAGCATCCAGACCAATCCTATACGAATATGGCTGGTGCTACAACATGGTCAGTGTACTGTATTGACATGCAGCCTAACCAGAACATTAAACTAGACGATTCATTATTGACGAATGAGCAAATCCTATTCCGTAAAGTAGGTGAAGCTGTGAAGTCTGTTGGGAAACAGATTACATCAGTATTCTCGTAATGAACAAAGGAGAACTTTCAAATGCAAATGCCAGCAAATAATTTTCGTATGACAGAGATTGACGGAAGTCAATATCAAATTAAACTCTTAGAAGGTATGAGTGGTTTTAGAACTCAAATGGAATTAACTAAAGTGCTGTTACCATTGATGGGTGAATCGTTCGATGCTTCACGACATGACGATGTGTTTCATGGAGCACCTAAAACATTCCGTGAGATGGCTTTATTGCTGTTACAACAACTCGACCAAATCAATTTAGAAGATATGATCTTCAATCGCCTGTTAGCTTATTTAGTTAAAGATGGTGTTCAAGTAAAATTGGCTGACATCATTGTTGGTCAATATGAAATCTTGATTGAATTAGTAGCCTTTGCTATTGAACAGAACTTCGGGAGTCTTTTCAAGGGAAAGGGTTTAATTTCTCGTTTTCAAGAGAAGTTTCAGAGCATGACCAGCCCTATTTAAATCAAGTACTGGCTGCGATAAAGAAAGGAACCCTTCTTGAAGACGAAGATTGGTTCTTTTATCAAATATCTGAAATGACTGAATTCAAAGTGAGTGCATGGGAATTAATGAACGTGTACACATATATTGAATGCTTGAAACTACGAGAATATCTGACAATCAAATATACAAAAGAAGAAGCATATCGAAAGGATGCTAAACTGCGGGAGAAATAATGTCCAGCCCAATTGAAGATTTTATTGTCAGCTTGGGATTTGATACATCAAAAGTCAAATCCCAAATTCAAGATTTACACAAATCGTTAGAAAAGTTGGCTGTTGGAGTAGATGCTAAACGTGTTAAAAACGGATTAAAAGCTGAGAAGCAAATATCCGATAACGCTGTAAAAGTTGCTGAAACAACAGCTAAGAAAAAAGAAGACATTGAAAAGAAAACTGTAAAACAATCTATTGCGTTACAGGATAGTCATGTCAAAGCTCAAATTAAACTGCAAGAAAAACTAGCTAAACAAAAAGCTAGAGACTTTAATCTTGTTGAAAAAGCTTTACAAAGAACACAGAAGAAAGCGATTGAACGACAAGAAGCATTGTATCGCTTAAACAATAAAGCCAAACCAGCACAGAATCCATCACAATCTTTTATAGAATCAGCAAAGAGACAACAAGCTGTTCGTGGATTATTGAATAATGAACAGAACCCTCAGCTTAAAGCTATGGGCAATTACTATCGTAAGATGCAATCTGACCAGTCGGCTTTAGGTATTGCAAACGAACGATTACGTAAACGCAGGTCACTAGGTACTCTCACTAACCTACAAGCTTTCCGTGATCTGAAGTCTAGTGGTCCTGAAGGAAGACAACAAGCGTTACAAGCTCTATTGTCAGCAAGACAGGCTGCTCGTGGTGGTTCATTAGAAAAGATTAAAGCTATTCGTGCCAGTGTAATTAAACTGAACAGGGATTTGAAAGAATCTAATGTTCGTGTAGCTACGCTGATGACTGGGCCAACAGGTTCTGCTACTAACAACACATTCAACGCTATCAAGAAAGGTGGTGGTTTTCAGAACTACACTTCTCAGCAACAGTCGATGTTAGTACAAGGCGCACAGAAACAAACTACACAGAAAGGTGCTGACGCATTTGTTCGTGCAGCAAGAGATGTAGAACGTTATCGCCCTCTTGGTGGTGCTAAGATTGATGCAGCTATTGCATCAGGTAATATAGATCAGCTTAGAACAGTAACGAAAGAACTGTCTAGGATGAACCATGAGCTTGAGAAACAGCGTAGGCACAGTATAGGCGCTGCTGCTGCAATGAGCAGCTTACAAGACTCTACACGCAACATGGTGCGAGAATATGCTAGTTTGTATGCTTTGTTTGCTGGTACAAGTGCTATTAACCAAACAGGTCAATCATTTGAAGCGTTGAATTCTGCAATGCTTGCCGCAACAGGTAATACTTCTGATGCCAAACAGCAGATGACATTCTTGATTGACTTGTCAAGACGCTTGGGTTTAAGTGTCAAAGATATTGCTGACCAATATATTAAGTTTAAGTTTGCAGCAAAAGACAAACTAACTAATACCCAGATTGAAGAACTATTCACTAATATGTCTGAACTTGGTACAGTGTTAGGTCTTTCGCAAGAGAAGATGAAATTAGCGTTTAATGCTATTCAACAGATGATGAGTAAAACGAAAATCTCATCTGAAGAATTACGCCTCCAATTCGCAGAGTCGTTCCCAGGCGGGGTACAAATATTTGCAAAAGCTTTAGGTATGACAGAGCTTGAAATGTTCAAGTTGATGGAAGCTGGTAAGCTCATGGCAGTAGATACATTACCTAAAGTCGCCAAGCAGATGAAAGAGATGTCAAGTGCTGGTGGTGCTTTAGAAACTAAATTGAATAGTGTTCGCGTAGCACAAGGTCAGTTCACTAATGAACTTCAATTAGCTCAAGATAAAATATTCAATAGTGGTTATAATAAAGGTCTTGCACAGTTATTCAAAAACCTGACAGATACTTTAGGTAATAACGGATTAGCTTTGGAACGCATTGGTCGTATTTACGATAAAGTATTCAGAGCGATAGGTTATGTTGTTAGTAATATAGTTACTCCAGCAATTACCTTCTTTATACGTTCACTGGAAACATTGTGGCGAATGATGAAGTGGGGTGCTGATAACCCTATGGCTGCAATGTCAATCGCAGCGCTAGGCATTGCAGCAAGCTTTAGAACACTGATACCATTAGCTGTTGGATTCGGTAGGGCACTGATGATGGCACTCAAAACACCATTCGCCATGATTACAGGCATGTTAGCAGCTATTGATGAAGTAAGAGCAATCTTTGATTCCAACCTTATCGGTGTTGGTGAAAGTGATAAAGCTTCTCAGCAAAGTAGAGATATTGCTGCTGCTCAGGCTCGTGTTCGTGCTGGGTTCGGTAATGAAGCAGACAAGAAGTTCTTATCTAAGTTCAGTAGTGAACAAATTATGGCAGCACAAAGAGAATCAGGTGGTATAGGTTCTTACTTGTTTGGCGCTTCCATGAGTGGTGAAGAACGTGTTGCTGCTGCTAAGAAAGCTATGCCAGCTACGTCTAACTTCCTAGACAGCTACCAGAAGCTATTACAAGCTCCGGCTAATATTGCCAAGTCTGCGTATGATATGATGTTTAATCAAACAATCATTATTCAAGGTGATGTGAACGATGAACAGATTCGTCGGATAGGCGAAGAAAGTAAAAAGGTTATGGATAATTACGGTGCTATGCAATCTGTTGGAGTAAGGTAATGGCTGTATTCTACATCAAAACAAAAGCTGGTGATGTCTTTGAATTGACAGCCACCACTGATGTAGGGTTTCAACATAGAAACAATAATACGAAGTTCCCCGTTGAATCGGGGGCTTCTATTACAGATCATTCTGTTGTTGAAAATTCTACGTTTACATTATCTGGTGTGATCACTGAAGTTGTCAATCTCACTAAGAACTCTCCACAGAAGGGTATAAAAGATTATATTCAAGGATTGGATACACTACGTAAATCTCGTGAACTATTTACTGTGTTCTTAGACAATCGCTTATCTCCATACAAGAACTGTCTGTTTACGGACTTTAGTGGGCAGAAAGGTGTTGTTGAAGGTTTAGGTAGTTGGCGTATTAATATGTCAATTGAGCAAGTTAAAATCGTAGATAAAGCTAAAGCATCTTTGGTTGAGGTTGCTGGTGAAACAACAGATGCTACTGGTGATGCGTCAGATGCTACAAAAGACGGACTATCTGGTAAGAAAGACAACGGTAGTAAGTCTAACATAGAATACACAGGTATCAGGAGTGGTGTTAACTTGTTTGGTGGCGCATCTGTTCCTGAACCAAGTTTTGATGGTATCACAGGAGCAACATAATGGCTTTATCTATATTTGTTCCAACAGACGCTTATTCTGAAACACGTATTAGTTTAAACAATCAAATTGTCTACTCCGTAATGAAATGGAACACAAGAGAATCCTCTTGGTATTTTAGTTTACTTGATGTAAATAAAAATACGTTGATGGATGGAGTTAAACTTTGTTTCGGTGTATGTGCTACAAACAAATTATCTAATAACCCTCTGGGTGGTAATATCTATATTGTGAATAATACAGACAGTATTGAAGACCTTGGACGCAATAACTTTGGACAGGGTTTGAAGTATGAGTTTGTCTATCTCACTAACGCAGAAGAAGCAGGAGTGTTTTAATGTCACTGGTGTTTGACCGCAGTTACCGATTGAGTGTAATTGAACAAAAAGTTACGTATACGGGTGGGTCTGCACCAGCGAATATTAAACAAGGCTATTATAGCGCTTGGAGTGTACCTCCAGTCGATTCTTCCTTGCAAGGTATACAAACGTCTATCCCATCAATTAGAAGCTCTCAAAATCAATCTGAGAGCGTTTCTACAGACACTACCAATCAGACGAAGACAACATCTGGTGGCGATAGCGTAATGATCACCAACTTACACATGACTGCCGAGATTAATAGTGCAGCTAAAGAAGGTGATGTATCGACATCAGTTATCAGAGTATATAACGCTTCAAAAGAAACAAGAGCTAAACTTGAAAGAAAGAATGCTTACGTAATCCTTGAAGCTGGGTACGGTGAAGATGTTGGTATCGTATTTACTGGAACATCTCAAAGAGCTTTCAGTAGAAAACAAGGTACGGACATTGTTACTGAGATACAATGTGTGGATAGTAACGTTCAATTAAAGACTTCGAGAGTATCTTTTGCTTGGCCTCCAAATACAAAGTATTCTCAAATCCTTACGGATATTGCTGGCGCAATGAAAGAGCAAGGGATTGCCACTGGCTTTCTGGAAACAAAAGCTAAGAACTTACCATCTCTACCATCTCCTGAAGAAACTGTAGCTAAAGGTGGTTATAGTTTCCAAGGACTGTCTTCTCAGTTACTTGACAAGGTGTGTGAACAACTAAACTACAATTGGTACATCACACTAAATGAGCTTTACATTCACCCTCGCACATTCAATAAATTCACTGTTCAGTATGACATTAATGCTGACCTGATGAAGTCAATGGAACCAGAACAAGAATCAAAGCAAGAGGTTCCTTCAGTTGAAACTCCTGCACGGTTTAAATTGGTAACATTCCTAGACCATCGTATTAAGATAGGTCAGCTTATCAGAATCACACAAGGTCAATACAAAGGTTTGTATAAAGTAATTTCAGTTGATACGCGACTGTCTTATCTAGATGGCGGTGGTTGGGATAGTGAAGTAGTATTGGAGATAGCATGAGCTTAAAAGCTTTTATGAAAAGTCATTTGGAATCATTGCAGTCACAAATCTTCACTGGACTTCCAGCTATTGTAACTGACAATTCTGAATATGAAAGTAAGAATATTATTTCTGTTCGTCCTACAATTGACATGCAGCATTCTGATGGACAAGTGAGTGAGTGTCCTGAGATATTCAATGTGCCTGTAATCAACCCTTCTGCTGGTGGAGGGTTATTATCGTTCCCAATTCAGATTGGTGATACAGTTTGGATTGAGTTCTCAATGCGTAACATTGAAGAATGGTTAGAGGGTGATGGTAGTTCCGTAACAGAACCAACACAACGTATGCACGATATGAGCGATGCTGTTGCCATTGTAGGATTGTATACAAAGAATAGTCATTTACAGCCAGACAAGAAAGACGTTGTTCTGAAGTTTAAAGACAATAAGCTATTACTGAAAGAAGACGGTAATGTAGAGATACATAGTAAGTCTAAATATTCTGTGTACAATGACCAAGAAGAACTGATTTCTCTGTTGAGTGATTTGATTGATGAAGTCAGTAAGATTACGACAAACACAATCTACTCGGGTATGACCCCAGTGAACAACAAACCGGCTTTCATCTCACTCAAAGCCAAGCTAGACACATTTAAAAAATAGCTGTTGACAAAATAAGCCAATGGCTTTAATATATTAGGAGACTTAGAATGGCAATGAGTGCTTCATCTCTTGCTGCTGCAATCAAATCCGCAGTAAATGCTATCGATGTTGATAATGGAGAAATCACAAATGATTCTGTTATTGACGCCTTAGCCTCCGCTATTGTTAATCACATCAAAGATAACGCCAAAGCAAATGTTACTGGCGGTAGCTCAGCAGGGCAATGGCCCATCATCTAAGGGTCTATAATGGCAGACATTAAATTAACATCAGCACACGATATAGACTGGAATGATTTTGTATTGACGAC